AGACGATCATCGACTCGTGGGAGGGCCGGTTCAAGGAGCAGTTCCTGTCTGGCTCGATGAAGCGTTCGTTCCGTGAGCAGACCCCATTGATCCAGTTCGACCATGGCCGGCACCCGCTGATCGGGTCGCTCCCGGTGGCGGCGTTCCAGGCCGGGTACCCGCGTGAGGAGATCGACCCGGAGCGTGCCCCGGACGGCGGTGCTCATGTGGTCGCCGACCTGCACCAGTCGCCGATCTTCGAACCGGTCCGCGAGGTCATCTCCACCGGCACCGTCAACGGCATGTCCATCCGGTTCGCGCCGGTCAAGGAACGCTGGTTCTGGCCCGATGGCCGACAGGTGCGCAATGAGGCCGAGATCGAGGCCGAACTGTACCGGACCTGGCGCGAGGACGTGCCCGACGAGGAACTGCTGCGCCGCGACATCGTTGAGGCAAGTGTCGCCGAGATGGGCCCCGTCGTGTGGCCCGCCTACATCGCGACGAGCGTAGGGGTCCGCTCGCTGCTGATCACAGACCCCACCACAGACCACGCTGCACCGGACGCCGAGGGCGCCGGTGGCGAGGAGAACGACGCGGAGCGGCAGGCCGACGAAGCGTCACGCACCACCAACCCCCCCGCGCTCGCACGAGCGCGCTCCCTGTCACTCCGACGACTCTGAGAGGAGTCACCATGTACACCACCAACGCCCAGATCCGGTCCCAGGTGGCCCGGATCATGGCGGACGCCCAGGCCCGCTTCGGTCACGGCGCCTACTTCATGAAGGCCGACGACGACGACACCGCCGACCTCATGCCCGGGAGTCTCGACGACATCCGCGGCAAGACCCCCGAGGAGCTCGACAAGCTCCTGAAGGTCATGGATGCGCACCTGCGTTCCATGCACCAGACCGACGAAGGCGAGCTCCGCGACCTCGACGACGACGAGCAGGCCGCCTTCGACATGGGCATCGAGATCCGCGACGCGATCGTGGAGAAGCTCAACAAGCACGCCAAGATCTCCGAGATCTTCCGCAAGCGCCCCGAGTCGGTCAAGAAGGTCTACGACAACATCCGCCACGGCCTCGACGACAACTCGGGTGTCCTGCGGATGACGAACCCCGAGGCGCGCGACCGTGCGCTTCGTGTGCTCGGCGACGGCAAGGGCCTGCGTGACGACGAGGCAGCCCAGGTCGAGCGCATGGTGCGCAGGTCGACTGACATCGCCCGCCGGGTGATCGTCACCGAGAACGACGCCTACCGCGAGGCTTTCGTCAAGCTCGTCACCAACCCGAACGCGAATCTCGTCCTCAGCGAGGAGGAGCGGGACGCGGTCCGGGCTTGGGAGGAGTACCGGGCCATGTCCGAGGGCACGACCACGGCGGGCGGCTTCGGCATCCCCGTGTTCATCGACCCCTCGATCATCCTGACGGCGCAGGGCTCTGGGAACCCGTTCCTGTCCATCGCCCGCCAGGTCGACGTCAACACCAACAAGTGGAAGGGCGTCTCCTCGGCCGGTGTCTCCTGGTCGTTCGACGCCGAGGCCTCGGCGGTCTCCGACGACTCGCCGACCCTGGCGCAGCCGTCGGTGGACGTGTTCATGGCCCGCGGGTTCATCCCCTACTCGATCGAGGTCGGGGAGGATTACCCGGGCTTCGCGTCGGAGATGTCGACCCTGCTGTCCAGCGGCTACAACGAACTGCTGGTGGACAAGTTCACCCGCGGCTCCGGCTCGGGTGAGCCCCAGGGCATCGTCACCGCCCTGGACGCCGACACCACCGTCGAGGTTCTGCTCGGCACGGCTGGCACGCTGGCCGCGGCGGACATCTACAAGGTGTACGAGGCCCTGCCGCAGCGCTTCCGGCTCGGCAATCAGAACTGGCTCGGCGCTGTCCAGATCAACGACAAGATCCGGCAGCTCGGTACGGCCAACAACTTCCACGCGACCACGGTGCAGCTCGCCGCGCAGAGCGCGGAGGTGCTGCTCGGTGGGCAGTGGTACGAGACCCCGTACATGACGGACCTCACCTCGACCGTGCACACCAACGTCGCGGTCGTCGGTGACTTCTCGAACTACGTGGTGGCCCGGCGCGGCGGCATGTCCGTCGAGCTGGTCCCGACCCTGTTCGACGTCACCAACAACCGTCCGACCGGCCAGCGCGGGTGGTTCGCCTACGCCCGCATTGGCGGCGGCTCGGCCAACAACCAGGGCTTCCGTCTGCTCAACCAGACCTGAGTCCCGCTCGACTTCACGAGGCCCCTCGCTCCCAGCGGTCGGGGGGCCTCGTGAACCGGACGAGAGTCCGTACCGCTGGCACCGCTGGAACCTAGGAGGCACTTCCATGAATCACGTCTTCGCAATCGAGACGAGGCTCGTGTCCAACCCCAAGACTGGTGGGACCGAGTCGATCAACATCGGGGAGCACTGGCTCGCCGACGACCCGGTGGTCAAGGCATACCCCCACCTGTTCACCAACGACCCGCGGTACGGTCTGCGGTCCAGTCTCCCGTTCGATGGTGACGGCTACCCGGCCGGTCACGCCCCGGCCAAGCGGTCGGCTGACGCCACCGAGACCGCCACCGCTGCGCCGGGCGAGAAGCGCTCCCGCAAGTGACCCGCGACGCCGCCACGCTGGAGGCAGCGTCCGACTCGGTCACCGTCGTCTACATCCACCCCAACGAGGTCACCACCTCTTGGCACCAGTCGCTCCTGGCTCTCATCGGTCACGACCTCGGCAACCACTGCCGGGTCGCGCGCGGCGGGTGGCTGGCGATGCGCTGCTACGGCGCCGACGGCATCCCCGAGGCCCGCAACAAGGCTGTTCGGCAGTTCCTCACTGAGAAGGACGCCGAGTGGCTGTTCTGGATCGACACCGACATGGGGTTCGAGCCGGACGTCGTGGACCGGCTCATGGAGGTCGCCGACCCGATCCACCGGCCCATCGTCGGCGGCCTGTGCTTCGCTCAGAAGCAGACGGTCCCAGACGGCATGGGCGGGTGGGAGACGCTGCTGGCACCGACCGTCTACGACTGGACGACCATCGAGGCGACTGGCGAGACGGGGTTCCTCTCCCGCCGCGAGTACCCGGTGAACACGCTGATCCAGTGCGCAGGCACCGGCAGCGCGTGCGTCCTCATCCACCGCTCGGTGTTCGAGAAGCTGGGCGAGATCGGCTGGTATGACCGGGTCCCGAACCCGACCGCCAACGGGCGTCTGATGGGCGAGGACCTGTCGTTCTGCCTGCGTGCGGGCGCTGCCGGCATCCCCATTCACGTCCATTCCGGCGTCCGGACCACCCACTTCAAGCCAGCCTGGCTCGGCGAGAGCGACTACTGGCGGCAGGTGGTACCACCGCCCGCGACGGAGCAGACCGCGGTGATCGTGCCCGTACTCAGGCGCCCACAGAACGCAGCGCCATTCATGGCCACCCTGCGCGCAACAACCGGGATCGCCACCGTGTACGCGGTCGCCAACCCTGATGACGCCGAGACGATCAAGGCGTGGGACGAAGCTGGCGCGACAGTGCTCTACGCCGACGGCGTCTCGTTCGCAGCCAAGGTGAACGCCGGCTACCAGCAGACCACTGAGCCGTGGCTGTTCATCACCGGCGACGACGTCCGGTTCCACCCCGGATGGCTCGACCACGCGCAGGCTGCGGCGGGTGACCATGACGTGGTCGGCACCAACGACCTCGGCAACCCCCGCGTGATCCGCGGCGAGCACGCCACCCACATGTTGGTCCGCCGCCGCTACGCCGACGAGACTGGCGCATCGTGGGATGGTCCCGGGTCGGTGTGCCATGAGGGGTACCGGCACTGGTTCGTTGATGACGAGCTCGTGACCGCTGCCCGGCTCCGCGGGACGTTCGCGTTCGCACCCGGCTCGATCGTCGAGCACCTGCACCCACTGTGGGGCAAGGCCGAGTCGGATGAGGTCTACGACCTGGGGCAGGAGTCCCAGAAGACCGACCGCGACCTGTTCCAGAAGAGGCTGACCGCTCATGCCGGCTGACGGGGTCGAGGGTGCGCCCTTCCCGCACGTGGTCCTCGACGGGTGGTGGCACGAGGACCTGCTGTTGCGAGTGAAGGCTGAGTTCCCCTCTCCGGACGACCTGGGATGGTTGCGCTACTCCAATGGCCAGGAGCGGAAGCTCGAGGGCCCGCCGCACCTGTGGGGGCCGTCCACGCTCGAGGCGTTCAAGGTCGTCGAGCAGGCCGCGTCATCGATAGGGACCATGTTCGGCATCGACGGGTTGACGATGGAGACCGTCGGTGGCGGCTACCACTGCATCGAGCCGGGCGGGTACCTGGCGGTGCACACAGACTTCAACCGCTCACCGACGACGAACCGGTACCGGCGTCTCAACTTCATCACCTACCTGAACCACGACTGGGACGACGAGGGCGGACACCTCGAGCTCTGGGGCGCGACCGAACGTGTCGCGGACATCTCACCCGAGTTCAACCGGACGGTGATCTTCGAGACCTCCGACCACTCATGGCACGGCCACCCGATCGCGGCCAGTCGCTGGCGCAGGAGCATCGCGGCGTACTTCTTCACCGAGGAGCCACCGCCCGGCTACGTAGCTGACCAGGGCACGGTCTGGCATCCAGGTGCATGAGGAGGCCCGCGCCTATGTCGAGGCGCACCGCACCGACGAGGCGCTAGCGGTACTCGAGGTCGGTGGCCGTCAGATCAACGGCGGTGTCCGGGACCTGTTCCCCAATGCGACCCCCTACGTCTCGCTGGACATCGCAGAGGGCGACGCGGTCGACATCGTGGCGAACGCCGCCACATGGACCCCGGACAGGCTCTACGACCTGGTCGTGTGCACGGAGGTGTTCGAGCACACCCCGGAGTGGCCGGAGATCCTGGCGACGATGGCGAAGGCATGTCGCCCCGGCGGGCGACTGGTCCTGACGATGGCCGGCCCCGGCAGGTCGCCCCACGGCGCGAGCGGTGGCCCGCACGAACCGAACGAGCACTACGCGAACGTCGAGCCGGACCACCTCCGCGCGCAGCTCGCCACCACAGGGTGGACCAACGTCCAGGTCGACTACCTGCACCCACCTGGCGACACGCGCGCGACAGCGACGAGGGAGGCGTGACCCGTGGCCAACCCGGACTACTTCACCGTCGCGGAACTCCAGGCGCTGCCGGACTGTGCTGCGTTCATCGAGGCGCAGATCCTGCCGGCCGCGGCCTACTTCACCACCATCGTCGAGCGCGAGATCGGGCGCGCGTTCATCCCGCGCACGATCACCGACGAGCTCGACGGCGACAACACCAGCAGTCTGCTCCTCTCCCGGGTCAACGGAACCAGTGTCACCTCCGCAACTGTCGACGGCGCCACGGTAGATCCGACGCTGCTGACCTGCCGGGGCGGCCGGCTCCGGTACAAGGCGGTCGGCAGCACCTACCGCAAGCCGTTCCTACGGGGTGTCGCGAACGTGACCGTCACCTATACCGCTGGTGAGGCCACCTGCCCCGCCGACATCAAGAACGGCGTCATGTGGGCGACCCGCGACCGGCTGCTGGGCCAGTCCGACTCCGCGGGGATCGACATCCGCAAGACGTCGATGACCAACGAGCTCGGCGGCACCACCACCTATCTGCTGCCGGGTGAGAAGCGGCCGACGGGTTACCCGGATCTGGACGCGCTGATCGCCTCCTACGTGCGGAACACGGCAACGTTCGGGTTCGCCTGAGATGGGCACGCAACTCGTGGCGGTCCGCGCGGGCCTGGTCGCCGCCCTGTCGGCACTCCCGGAGTTCTCCGACTTCGAGACCACCTACATCCCGGTCAAGGGCTCGAAGGCCCGGAAGCGGTGCTTCACCGACAATGGACGATTCAGCCACTCCCCGGCAGGCATGCGGGCCAACAAGATCCACCGGAACGAAGAGGGCGCCTTCGACCTGGTCCTCTATGTCGAGGGCTACGGCGAGCAGGCCGACCCGGTGACGCTGTCGAACTTCCTCTACGACGGTGCTGGAACCGCGGCCGAGGACTTCATCGCCACTCAAGCCAACTGGAACAGCGACGCTCTCGGCACGACTGGCCTCAACTGGCTGAAGGTTGGCGATGCCGAGCGCGGATTCGCTGAGGGGCCGATCGACAACGGCCTCGCCGTCTCGCTGACGTACCCGATCGCCTACCGAGCCCGACTCACCTAGGAGCGACATGTGCAAGTTCAAGTACGTCGGCGAGGAGCCGGTCGACGTTCCCGCCCTCGGACTGCTCGGCGTCGAGTCGGGACAGGTGGTCGAGGTGGACAACAAGGACATCGCCGCAGGGCTGGACGGCCAGGCGCAGTGGGAGCCCGTTCGGGCCACCAAGAAGGAGAGCTGACCCGTGGGTGCATTCGACTTCCAGTTCGGCGCGATCGACGAGGTCACGTTCGGGACCCCGCTGACCGTCACGAGGTTTTTCGAGTACAACGGCGACGCTGTCCCGTTCGCGCCGGTCGCCGGCCGCACCGAGGGCAACCCGCTGCGGGTGGGCTCGCGTGCGCGTCGTCAGGCGCGTGTGGTGCCGTACATGAAGAACGTCGAGGGCACTGTGCCGCTCGACATCATGAGCAAGGACTTCGGGTTCTGGCTCAAGCATCTACTGCCGCACGTGGCAACGACGGGCGCTGGCCCGTACACGCACACCGCGACGGAGGGCACGTCGTCGGAGTCTGTCGGCAAGTCGTTCACCGCACAGGTGAACATGCCGTTCCACCCGGCGGGTACGAACCAGTCGCTGACGATCAGCGGCGGCAAGGTCCCGAAGTGGAAGCTGTCGTCCGCGGTCGACGAGATGGTGACCTGCGAGCTCGACATCTGGGCCGCGTCGATGACCACCGCGACCGCGCTCGCCACCGCCTCGTACACGGCGTCCCCCGCGAACTTCGCGTGGGTACATGGTGTGGTCACGATCGGTGGCTCGTCGGTGGACCTGATCTCCTTCGACGTGGAGGTCGACCAGGGCTACAACCTGGACCGCCGCCAGATCCGCGGGAACGCGGCGGCGAAGGAGCCGACGCCGGGGCCGCTCGAGGTGACGTGGTCGGCCGAGGCTGACTTCGACGCGCTGACCCAGTGGAACCGGGTGCACTCGACCACGGTGTCCCCACTGTCGGCGCAGATCGTGGCGACATTCACCAACGGCGCCGACGTGCTGACGGTGACCATCCCGGGCGCCCGGTTCGACGAGTTGTCCTTCGGCGGCGACCTCGGTGGGCTGACCCAGTCGCTGGGCGGTGTCGCGGAGTACGACGGCACCAACTCGCCGATCACCCTCGCCTACACCTGCTCGCAGGCCACCCCGTGATGCGTTGGCTTCGGCGTCGCAAGGAACGTGACAGCCGCTACGACTGCCCGCACTGCGGCGGCTTCCTCGAAACCGGAATGCCGAATCCCCATGCGGCCCGAGTGCACCTTCGCGAGTTCTGCGATGCACTCGACCCAATCGAGGCGGGTCGGCAGATCAGGGAGATCCTCCGCAAGTACGATCGCGCACAGGGTCGCTGATGCCGCGCATCAAGGCCAGCGCCGAGCAGGGCGCGGTTCGGGTCGAGGGCCTCAACGAGCTCATCGCTCGACTCAAGGCGCTGGAGAACGGTTCCGAGGTCGCCGTGCGGTTGGCGAACAAGGAGGCGGCCACGTCGGTCGCCTCGCACGCTCAGGGTGCCGCGTCGGGGCTCGGTGGTGT